TGTCGATCACTGGAGACAGGCAGAAGCTGGAACAAATAGAAAAGATTTTGGACTTTCGCCCTGCAACAAAAGATGGTCGCGACTTGAGAGCTGTAATAATCTTGAAGGCAGAGGCTAAATCTCAAGAGGGGATGTTTGGAGATGGGACATTCTTAATCGATTAAAAAAATACAAGCAAATGACAATAACAAACAAACAACTGTTGGAGTTCGCAAAAACGCAAAACCCAAAGGCAAAAATACACCTTGATTGTAGTATCAATTGACTAGCAGCACAAACAGCTACTCAGTTGAGTGGTAAAGAACACAGAATGAACGGATGGAAAAAATTCGACGATTTTTTCGAAGGGTTGCCCTATAAGGAAGTAACGCCAGAATACGCTGAATGGTCCGAAGGGATTAACAAACACAACATAGAAAACAATACCTACATCACATACCAAGATGCTGTCGAAGCTCTAGAGGGTTTTGTTTAAAAAATAAACCCCCGTAACTCGTTGGTTGTCAGCGAGTTACGGAGGACGGGGGCGCGGAGCGCCGTAACTCCCTATCAATCAATGACTTACAGAGATAATCGGATATCGAACGTGGTCGCCCCCGCTAACCACACACTTATTTGGGGCTTGTTATTTGATCTGGGTTTATTTAGTTTGTTTTGTGCGATCTGGGCAATCACATTATTTACGCCGTTTGATTAGATCTGGCATTATTTGATTTTGATTTTGTTTATTCGGGGCGCTGCATTATTTGGGCGCTCTCTCTCGATCTGGGCCTACCTATTATTTGCGAAATGTCACCCGACCTGCACTTTTTTTATTGTTTTTTAACGTGGTTGGTGCAGTGAGGTGAAAGTTTTAAAAACTTTTTGTATTTACCCCCGTGCAGAAATTGACTTTTTTTATAATTTTTTTTGTTTGGGTTTACCGAAGAGGAGTAAAAAGACCAACCTCACTGCGGCGGCTACGTCAAGCAAAAGGGCCGCAAATCCTTTAGAATCAAGGAAAACTATTGTGTGTGGAATTTTTATTATTTTTATTTAATTAAAAAGGGTAATCCACATCCAGTATTTGAACACCCATTCCTCCAGTCTTTCCTCTATTATTCTCCCTTGTATCTTTACTTAGTATGTTGTGTAGTTTATGTTGTAGGTATAAGGGGTAGACGACGATGGGAGGGGGTTGGTGCAGTAGGTATATGGACGTAAAACTATACTATATGTTGTGGTTTTAGTGTTCGGCACTACAATATGCAACAAACAAAAGAGTTTTGTAATTACAAATGAACAATATTATATATCCTAATCAGGTTTCTTTATAGATGGTAAGTGCCTGATTGCTTGTGTCTGATACGCTGCAAGAAGGTGGGTCGCCCTGTATCTTCTCCAGTTCTACAATCACACGAAGAAAATGGCTCATGTATATGATGCTCAACTATGCCTTTACATCGTGGGCAAAAACCAATCATATAAAATAGAACATCGAGATCCTCATGGCTTGTCTCATCTAAAAGGTAGTTTAAGATCCCGTCTATTTTCTCTATCTCTGCTTTGCTTAACATGGTTTACCCTATTTTAATCTTCGTAATAATATCCAAAGTCCCCATCATTATATAATCCTACATTATAGGCTACAGGTAATCTGCTTATCTGGAACATGAAGTTGTCTTTGATTATGGTGTATTCCTTGACCTTGTGCTTGGTGGCTTTGATCGCTGATCGAAGGGAGCCGCCATGTTGAAACATGTATGGGAGGGCATGTTTGTAGAGTAGGAATTTATAAAAATAAAAAATACTACTAAAATTGATGCGCCCATTAAACACATCATCATATGATCTAGCCCCAAATATATTATGAGCCAAGTTCTTATCTTCTTCTACCTCCTCTGGCTTGCCAATCATTCCAATTGACAGACCTGTTCCCCATTGTGATACTACATACCTCATGCTAACTCCTTCAATATGTTTGTTCCCTTGACTGTGATCTTACGCTTACCGTCGATCTCCATGAATCCACTGCGAAGTAGATTGTTCTCCGCCTCAAGCTGGATGGCAGAGCGGGACATCCCAGTGACAGCAGACAGCATCTGGAAGGAGCTAGGACCGTTAGATTTGAGAATGTCAAGGATCTGGACCTCAAGGTTAGTTAAACCCTGTGGTTTGATCCCCAAGATTTGTTTTATTTTAAGCCAAGCTTTTGCATCCACCTTTGGATTATTATTGATCTCGCAGAATGCTTTGATCTCCAAAGCTCTTTTGATTGCGCTACGAGCGTTACCACGAACGGTGTCAGCAATCTGATCAAGGACAACCTTATCGAACTGAACCCAATCAATTTTCTTCTGAATGATGTGAGCAAGCTCCTTGGAAACATAAGGCTTGAAATCGACGATGGTCATACGATCCTTCAATGGATCGAAGATTTTGTGAAGTTCTGTAGTAGCAAACAAGAAATTCTGCTTTTCAAAGTCGAATGTAGCGAAACCTTCTCCAATGGAAACCTGCTTACTCTTGCTCCCCTCAGTGTTGAACACCGTCAAGAACACCTCAGTCAAATCTTTAGGTAAGGCATGACACTCATCCAAAAGGACAGTGATCTCCTCTCCAGCGATAGCTGGCATGAAGACCTGTTCAAAAAACTGTTGAGCATTGCGGATTGTCCCGCAGTTAATCTCAAGAAGTTTTCTTTTGATTCCCTTAGCGAACTCCTTAGCGAACTCAGTCTTACCTAAACCTTTAGCTCCGTTGAGCATGATGGGTGGAATGATAGAGCCAGCTTTGTGAGCTTTAGCATAGAAATCAAGGCGACCCTTGACTTCGCTCTGACCTACAAGTCTTTCAAACATAGCTTAGTGGATTTGGAATTGAATAGTCTCTGTAGCCTCAAGCTCATCAGTGGTCGAAGAGACAACCATAGATGGAGCAGATGACTCTTGGATCTCGATACCAATCGAATCAAGCCACTTTTTACTGACTGATACATTGGCATTGGGGCCAAGATTGTTGATAAGATCAGCAAGTTTGATGCTGATGAAACTGGTTGAACCCTTGGGGCGACCACGACCTCGTTTTGTTGTATTACTCATAACTGGATGTAGATTAAGCTCGGACTCTGGGTGAGTCAATATTTTTTTGATTAAAAAATGAATTATTTTCCAGACCAAGATCTTTAGGTTGGGGATGTAGAGTATTTCTCTCTGCTTCCTCTGCCAGTTCATTCATGATCTGGTGATACTCTTCATACTCTTCCGGGCTAACAAAAATGGGATGTTCGAATTCCATAACGAGGCCATTATGGTTTATCGAACACCCCAATGCAAGGCTTTTTTAAATTTAATTTAAAATGATTCCCGCTGCTCCATAAGCATTGCCTTTGCTAAAATTGCATAATTAACAATATCATCGCAAGCATCTTCGACACTCTCATTTGAGACCTTCAACTCCTTATCATTTGTGAAAGACCTAATCCTTTGAATCTTATCAATGACTCTAAGCAGTAAGCCTTGCACTGGATCAATCCCAAGGACAGATGCAGCGTTAAAATTAGCGAAGGGGTCTTTCGAGGTTTTCCCTCCAGTATAATCGTTATTTTTTTGCTTCATAATCTCCCTGCAAGTATCGCAGGTGTCTTTATGCAGTTTCAATAGATCTTCAGTTGTCATAATTATTTTCTTGAGATTTTATTCTTTCTATGTGTCTGTCCCACATTCCTTCAGATGAATTTTCTTTTTCGTATTCTTTGATCAGTTCTTCAGCTTCCCTTATTCTGTTTCTAGCTAAATCAATTCTAGCTTTAGCATATACTTCAAATGGGAACTTAAACCAGCAGACTAACCCAACAATCAACCCTATTGGAATACCAATCAGAATAGATCCCAAAAGAATAATGAGTTCTTGTATTTTATGTTTCATCAATATTACTTTTTAATTCGCTTATGGGCATGTTATACATGTTTGCATGAACTCTAAAACCATTTGATATATCTATTTGCCCCTTACGCATATACTTAGCTTTCTTGAAGTATTCGTCTTGAGTCATGTAACCACATAACCAAATTGATTTAACTTTGTGATAAGTAGTGTTTCTACCTTTTCCCTCTTTCTTGTCGAAGGTGATCGAAATAAAAGCATAAACATCTGTTTTTTGATGCTTGCTGGTTGCAGCGATAGAGACTTCGTAATGACCTTCAACGTCTCTCGTTCTCCTCTTGGTTTTAACCTCAATCTTTTTTCCGCTCTTTAATAAATCATAATTGTATTTCTCGTTCCCCTCATCGCAAGAAACATTATCTGCTTTTAGGTGTCTAGCTAGAGCTATTTCGCCAAGGTAACCAGCTAAATTTCCACCTCCAGATGTGATCGAATTCTTGATGGAACCTAAAGCTTTAGATTTTTTTATTGCTTCCCTCGACATCCAAGGGAAATATTTTAGTTTTTTAGGAATCACAGAGATTAATTTGTTATTTTAGTAAGAGTCTAAAAATTTTGTTTCGATTAAAAATAACATCCCATATTTGGAAATATCACAGTCGATCTGGGGGAATTGTTTTAAATGTTTTTTTGCATAGTAGCTTTTTAGAGGCTACAGATATTTCTGTTAAACGGAATTTTTCACCATGATGAATCGTGGGGCTAAAATTCTTGTATTTTTTTATTAAACGCGAAACTTCTTCCTTTGTCAAGGAAAACCACTCATGATGAAGATGTCTCGTAATACATATATGGTGCAGATACCTTTCTTTAAGTTTGCTGCCCTTCATTTTACTCTCTAATTTTAGAGGTTCTGGACTACATGCTTGGAGATTTTTAATCCTTTTATTTAAAGTCCTATAACTCTTAGTAAAGCCAATTTTCACTTTGTCTGAGTCTCCTGCTCGTAAAATATAAATCATAGCCGATCTGGGTCTTCTTCAATAGTTTCCAGCAATTTCTCCACCTTTTTCCTGCTATCTTCTTCGTATACAGCTAATTCAGCAAACTTGTGGTCTGTTCCGAATATCTCTTTCATTTTCTTTGACATCTTGGGGTCTACGTCAAACGCTTCTTGAGTGTCTGGTTTACGCCGAAACAAACCGGACAGTAATTTAATTAGTTTTTTCATGTTAAAGCTCTTTTATTCGATCAATAACCATTTGGTAGGTAGCGGCTGAAGTATCATTCTTTCTGTTGGGTGCAATCATCTCATGTGTCAGAATATTGTCAACACCAAAACCAAATTTATCCATAAGGTATTTGCATTTCTTGGCAGCGGAATCGATTTCAGCAGCACTTGGTGTGCGTTTGTTAGTGTCCCCATAGAAAGAGATGCCGATACTATGGCCATTTAGACCGCTTACGCCTTTCCAAGAAGATCTTCCAGCATGCCAAGCTCTTTTCTTATCATAAACAAATTGTGTGCGAGATCCATCAGGCGCAATAAGATAGTGATAACTAACCTTGGACGCAGCATTTAAAATCCATGAACGAGTCCCATCATGACTCCCACTGCTATGATGCAGAATCACATACTTAGGTTTGATGGGTCCAGACTGGTTTGGGGAAGCTTTGTAAACTTCAGGGTAATCATCTTTAAGTTTTTGAACTGGCGGCTCTGGCTTTTCTGGCTCTCCTTTATCCTCATGAATCAGGTTTTCCCAAATCATTTTCCATGTAGCGGGGCCATCAATCCCGTCAGCTTTAAGTCCAAGTTTACTTTGTACCTCTTTAATGATGTCGCTTTTACCTTTGAATTTCATCGTATATACATTTATATTACTGTGTTTTATGAATTATTTCAAGCATCTTTTAGTTGCTTCAAAAATCATAGGTTATTTTTTTGATCCCACGAAGCTTCCCAATGATGGACCGCATATGACTGTTCATTATTATGTTTGAAATCTTCAGACTTTCTATGTGTTTCATTCCAACAATATGGATAAAAATACGTTGATGGGTATTCATGAAAATGATTCGTGTTTTTAAATACTTCAACAGCATTGGTCATTAAAGCTGGACCCCAAGGTGGCTTCTTAGATACCTTCTTGGGTAGTTCTTTTATTTGCCAATTTACCCACTCACTTTTAGCAACTGCACCGAAAATTGCATTACAGAAGCTTTGAGAGTAATTTATTGTAAAACTTTGATCCAAGCCTAATTCTTTATTAGTTTTGTTTGTTTCTGGCGACGCAAAGGAATCAACATTTAATAATTCATCAAAGTTGCGGAGCCAATCAATATCCACATCTGCATAAACTCCACCCTCTAAATAAACCGCATATAATCTAACCACATTTGATTTAGATGAAAACGCTTCACACTTATCCATCAAGTTTTTAATTTGAGGTTTGTCTGATATAGTCTCCTCTGTCCATAATTTATATTCCCAGTCAGGATGCAGCTTCCTCCAACTACTTGTATATTCCACAAACTCTTTAGGCATTTCTTTGTCACCCAGCCAAACTTGATGTAATTTTTTAGGGATCATGGCCAGAAAATCCCCTCTTTCGCTAGAATACCATCTGCGATAATTCCAAATTTTTGCAACAAATCTCCAACCTCTACGTCTTCATAAATAGAGTGATTATCTCTAATCTCGTTGTTCGCTAAAAGCAAAGCTGATTTCTTAGACAAGAAGTATCCCCCCCCATGACAATAAATCATTAGTGGAATCTTAAACATTGCATTGTCTAATACTTTATTCTCGCATTTTCCATGATGCCAAGTAGATACATAACCTCCTCTACGCAAAGCGCCAGAATAATCATAATTTGAAGCTTGGCAAACGATCTCATCAAAACGATCTAAAAAAGTAACATCGTCATCTGTTTTTAACAGTAAATCAAACTCTTTATTTTCAACCACCCACTTAATAGCCATTAAAGTTTTGAGGGTTAGGCTTTCATAATTGTCTGGGCAAGGCAAATAGACTATATCTCCCTTAACTAAAGGCGAAGATAACGCAGGGTTACCAATAAAATACATGTAATCTTTAAGTTTCGATGTGTCTTGTGACAACATTTTATGCTCATATTTCTCACATGTTAAAATTATTGTGAATAACTTGATTTTGCTTACATTTAATTTTTCTTCCATACTCCTAAGAGAATTAAAATAGCTTTAATTATTTTTAAAAAAAACCCTCTGAACTAGACTCCGCACTGGTTTCCCGAGGCGGCTCAGAGCTTGATTCAGAACTGCTGTATTCGGCACTGCTGTATTCGGCACTGGTATATTCCGCACTCGTCTCGGCGCTGGTTTCCGCACTGGTATATTCAGCACTCGTCTCGGCGCTGGTTTCCGCACTGGTATATTCAGCACTCGTCTCGGCGCTGGTTTCCGCACTCGTATATTCCGCGCTGGTTTCCGCACTCGTATATTCGGCGCTGGTCTCGGCGCTGGTCTCGGCGCTGTTCTCAAACCAGCTAGGTCTTGACTCACGAAGTTTAGCTTCGAATTGAGCGCTACATTTTCCCGCATTGAAGATTTTGTTACCGCGAGTTGAGAAATCCGCTTCAGTAATTGTATAGTTTGTGGATACACCTGCCCGTGTGTCAGCGGTCTCGATCATGGCGTTAATATCTGAAATATAATCTGCCACGGGAGTCCCACCTCCTGCCCCACCCCATGTCCAGACAGTCACAAGTACAGGCTTACCGTCGAAAACTAAAAATGCAGGGTTTCCGCTATCGCCACCGATTTTATTCTCATGAAAAATAAGCCTTTTCGGATCTGTAGGTGTCTGCATCCTACCTCCAGAGCGCCAATCAATGATGAGGGCTTTCTCTTCTTGGTCAAGCCCAAGGCAAGGTATCTTAGAATTACTATCTAAGTAGTCACCGTGATCGCTAGGCATTACAGAGCAAGGCGATATAGTTGAGGGAAGATCACCATCTAAAGTATAGATCGTTAAGTCTGGAATGTGGGGGCTGTAGTCAGGGTGTCGGGCTTTTCCGGCCACAGTGCGGTCATGAACCGTCCCGTCTTTCTCCACAAACCTAACCACCGCGCCCACAGAATATTCATAGTGTGTCGCTCCTATGACGTGTCTTGGAGTCACCAGTGTCCCCGCTTTCTTATGACCTCCGCTACTATTCCACGGAGATACGCATGTAATATCTAAGTCTGCACACCACAAATCTTCATTCCTCATATAACCAGAAGTCGCATGATCTTGAGAGATGAAGACCCTTCCGTTAGTCTCCATACTCATGGAGTCATCTAACAGGTCATCGATTTGTTTGCAGCAGTGAAGAGAAATAGGGTTCATAATTGATTATAGCTTTGTATGTAAATTTATCTAATTAAAAATGGTGCGCCTGGTGAGATTCGAACTCACGACCAAGGGTTTATGAGACCCCTGCTCTAACCACTGAGCTACAAGCGCATTAAATATAAATTTTTTTTACTTCACTTTCTCTAACCTCCACACTAGATAGCTCTCTTTAGATTCAGGAGGAGCTTTAACTGCTTTCTCAACTTGCGATCTTGTAATCTTATCATTTTTAGATATAAACGTTACGGTCACATAGCTCGGAATTGTAGCCCATCTAATAGGCTTATGATCTTCTCCTTTTTTAATACGAATTTGAGATGCTTTAAATGTTTTTGTCAATACCTCCCAGATATGAACTCTACCTTTGCCAACTGATACTCCAGTCATTATTGAAGTATATTTTGTCTCCGCAATTACTGCTGTTGTCAAGCCTAATAAAGCTACAAGCGTAAATAATGTTTTGCTTCGTCCCATTTTATATTAGATATCGGTCTTGAGTGGTAGCTCTGGCGTTCGCTGGAAAAGAAATCTCGTATCCGTGGGCGCGTAATGCCCTCATGACCTTTGACCATTGAGCCACTGGCGACTCGTTTAGGTGATCAATGTAGAGGTCGCCAATTTCATGCGCCATCATATCACCCGCGCATCTGTCTTGATTGCTTAGAGCAAGGTCGCTGTGGTGTAGGTCTCCCTCCATTTCCCGAAGCTGCCCCCGAATTTTAACGGGATGGCGAACAACGGGATGCAGTTCAATTTCGCTATCGCTCATGACTGATCCTTTCCGTTCTGATAAATAGGTTTTGCGCCGAATGCCCTTTCGCAGAGTGCAGCGAGGAGCGCATCCCTCGATTCAAATGTAATCACCATATCAGAACAAGCGGATGAACACGAACTAGAATCAGGTTCTAGTGGTGGGTAGCATCCAGCGTCTTCATCAAACGGTTTATTTCTATCTTCGGTTTCAGGTGTCATGATTCTAGTCGGTTATCCTTGATCGTGTTCTCCAAAGAAACTGGATCGTAGGTTTTCTCAAAGATTGCAGGCTTGCATGGGTAGAACTCGCCCTCTACGCCCTTGATGATCCAGTCTCCTATGTTGGCGAGGTGTTCGCCTTCAAGCGTCTTGATGACTAACCCCCCTTCAACCTTGCTGTGATCTATGTAGAAATTAGTGCCATCCGTCGCCATGTGACTTCGGTGCGTTCCGTCTAGGAAGACAAACATGGGTCTGTGAGAACTTCCGTCCCATTCAAGGGCTTCGATTATTACTGGTTTCTTTTGGTATTTCATAAGTCGTAAAAATTAAGATGGAGAACAAGGGGGATGGACTCAATCGCTTCGCGCTGAGTCATCACCAGCGCTCGGATGAGATTTTCACCACCCCTCGCCCATAGCAGACTGGGCAGTTGGTTTGGTTGAAGTTCCCCGGTCGTCGGATTCGTCCCCGCCCAAAGCAATAACTACACTTCCGAGAACAAGTCGTGGAACCCGATCCGGGTTTAGGGTTGGCATCAGTCTTTGGCATGGTCTTAGTTGCTTGGTGATTCGTCGGACGGGTTCACAGGATCGTGCTTTTTAATTTGTCCTTTCCTACCTGAAACGGTTCCTCTAATAACATTCAATTCCTTAATAGATAAATCTTTAAAATTTTTAAGAACCCATTCAAGGTAATGAGTGGGAACTTTTTTTAAAAAACAATTTTTATATTTGCCAAAGGTTACGACCCACTTACCAGACTCTCTTTTAAGATTCTCCATACAATAAAGTGATAATAGCTCTGGAGGGGATCGAACCCTCACGATCTAGGATCAACGGATTTTAAATCCGCAGCGTCTACCAATTCCGCCACAGAGCCTAAATTTACTTGACTGACACTACAATATATTCGTGATTATCTTGATAACTGTGAGCATAGTTAATGCAGTCCTTGAAGTTCCCATGATAATCAATAAACGAAGCATCGACAACTAAGAAATCACCGTCTGGAAGAGGATACTTATCTGCACCTTTAGCCAAGTGAGTCGAAGAGATTCTCCAACCGTTCGCGTCTCTCTTAACCAAACTTTTAAAACGCTTCATTTCGGCGGGATGATCATCCTCATTGAAATGACTAAGCATTTTCTCTAGTTGAAACTTGGTCAGAGACACGCAAGCCTCAACTTTTTCTGGATAAACAATCTCCTCTTGAATGACTGTTTTAACTTCAGGAGTCTTAAAGGAACTCCAAGTCGCAAGCGCACAAAGCGTTAGTGATATAGCTAAGAATAATTGTGTTTTCATTTTTTCTTTCTTTGATTTCAGTACTCTAAGATAGAAGCTCGTATTTGTCAAGCTCTTTTGATAAAAAACATGGGGTAGAGTCACCCATCCACGCTCCCATTTGATTATAATAAAAAAACTCTTCTGCCTCGGATCTATCCATGTCTTGGGATTCCAGTTTACAAAGAACTTTTTCCTTATCATAGCAGAGAATCGGTTCTTGACCAGCCCTCTCTACTAGCCCGACAATACAGTCATCGTAGCCGTCCATTTTTATTAAATTTTTATCCATTGGTTGTTGATTTATCCTTAAAAATTCCTTCGTGAACGTTACCAATAACCTCAAATAAATGAGCGTTTCCGAAAGGGTGTCTAATATCGCTTACAACAACCCCATTTTTTTGATCTGACCAAACGCCATCTGATTCAGAGGTTTGTAAAATATCCCCCTCATAAATCTCCACCCCGTTTCTGTCTTTTAGACCAGTGTATTGTTCAATCTCGTAAACTTCCGCATCTTCTTCGTTGTGGAAGCACTCACTAACGTCGCCTATTTTAGAATCATCTAGATATAGACACAGCTTTTTCTCCCACCTTCTTTCTAGCTTATTCCAAGCTCTAAATTTAATTTCTCTATTCATCATATTATTGGTGGTGCAGTGAGATTTGAACTCACACATTGGCACTCTTTGTATCGAGCCGTCTCTACATTGGACTATGCACCCTCTTCTATTGATTAAAACACTTAATAAGTAATACTATCATCGCAATCAGTGCGATTAACAAAGAAAGCTCTTCAGTATCCATTTTTAATCTTTAATATTCAAAAAACGACTCTTCAATACCACCCATAATATTGTCTTCCTCTAATGGACAATTGCTCAGAATGTTAGATAACATTTCATCTTCCTCCTCTGTAGGCTGTTCAGAGTCATCAAGGATATTCTGGAATCTTTCTATAGAACCAAAGTTATCAATAATATCTCCGTCCTCCAACTCATAAGTGCGAACTTGCTGAAGAGAGCGGAGTTCAATTTTTTTAATTTGCATAATTTATTAAAGATTAAAATTACTCTACCGTGATTACACCACCAAAAACTTTCTCCGCGAGTTCTTGTTCATCACCCGAAATACGTTTTCCGTTAGGATGGTATGCTTTAAAATTTTTAACTTTCTTACCATTCATCCAAACTAGAGATATGTGTTTTTGTCCATTCTCATGCCATGAGTCAAACGGCCCATGAAGTTTACCGTATTTAATTCCAGCTTTAACGAGAAGTTTACCATTTGGATGAAACCTAACGGATGTTCCTGAAAACAGGCTATCTCTGTCCATGCTTGCAGACGTATAAAATGTAGCCGTAAGATAATTAGTGTGTAAATCCTCACCGTTTACAGTCGGCCCGTTTGGATAATCTGGATAATCTTCATGATCTGAGGCGCGAGAAACATACGTCTCTACTACACGGTAGATTGATAATGAAGTTAGGATAGCGATTACTGATAATATTACTGCTTTTTTCATAATGTTTTGTGCCAACTATTTAAAGTGTGCTTAAATGGATTCTCTTCGATATTCTCAACCAAGTCAAGCATCTTTTGAGCGATTTCTCTAATTTCTTTCTGAGCATGTTCACTATTCCTAAGTTTTAGGAAGTTGGCAAAGCTTCTCATGTTGAATTGAACGTCTGCTTGAATGCGACTATTGTAAGTCTTAAAGAACCGTGCGGATTCCTTTGCTCGTTTACGCCCTAACTCTGGCTCAAGTTCAGCGATGCATTGGTGGTAAAGCTCATTCCCTTTTTGTGTATAAGACACTAACATTTCCTGCCAAAAAGCTGGCCAATCTTCAGGAATAAACATTTTATTTTCTTTAAGCTCTTTGTAGCGAGCCGATTCAGCATTGAGCGAAGAAATCCTATGTTTAAGTAAATGTATATGGCTGGCGATATCACAATCAACAAGAAAGTGTACACTACCCTTTTCAAAGGGTGTCTCATGTCCGTTACTCCAAAGCATGTCGATGAGCTTCGGAATTCTCTCTCTTTTCTTTTCATCTAACTCTCTACTTGTTGAAGTCCATGCGCTACAAGCGATAACCTCATCAGATCCATAATATCCAAGTAATTCTACTGTATTTTTCATGTTTTTAAATTAAAATGTTATTAAAGTGCTTGGCATTGCTTTCCTAGCATACAAGAATCCTTGGTTTCTGTAGCTTTCAAGCATAGCCTTATTGAATGTGGTGAAAGCTCTTGGGTTTCTCTCTAATTTGCCATCAGGTAATTTTCTGAAGCTCCAATCAGAATAAGTTGTTGCTTGACCCATTTTAAAATCCATCTCCAACTGTTTGGCTACTCCCCAAAAATAAAATTCATCAGCGAATACAACTTTTTCTTTCACAAAGAACTTAGACCAGTATTCAAAAGTCTCAATAAATATTTCAACATCTCTTCTTCGGCAGACAAAAAACTGGCACACAGCATTATACTCACCAAAATCGTATCCTTTGATCCCCTCTTTAAAAATCTTTTGACTCTTAACTTTCGTGTGAAAACTGAAGTGTTTTGTAAATGTTAAGATGTCATATCTTTGCTTTATAGAATCTACAGTCTCATTTAGGCTGTATAGAGGTAAGTGAGAATCACTAATCAGTGTAAAGTATTCATTTTGTTCGTCCACTAACGCAGACTTCATTAGCTCTACAGTAGCCTCGACTAGGGAGAATTGCCCCCACTTTGTAGGGACAGTATTCTTAATGAAATATTCTTTGAATACAGAACACTTTTTATTTTTAGAGTGGATGTAAAGGTTGAAGGTTTCTTTGTTGCCGCCATCAAAGAACTTCTTCCAAATGTTTGTATGATTGAAGGCGTTTAAGCTAAGATTTAAAAAGGCTACTTTAGTATTATTAGATAATCTCATAAATCAAAGTATTCTTTTATATAAATCAACAAAACTGAAACCCAAATTCCAATAACATATCCAACAATAAAAGAAAAAAATGTCGTTCCAAATATTATTTTTGTTACTTTACGGTATACCACTTTGGCGTTTCGCTGTATTGCCATTTTGCCATGTAAGATTTGTCGTGATTATAATACTCGCGATACTTTTCAACAACAGGAAGCGCCTCAAAGTTTGGAAGCTCTCTACACCTTTGATCTTGGGCAATAGCTACAGCAAATTCTGTTTGCTCTTGCTTATCGAAGTGTAAGCGGTGCTTGTTCTCCAGAATCCAAATAAAAGTATCTGTACTTTTATGGATTTTCTTGTATCGACTGGTGTATTCTTTAAGGAGTGCCGCAGTATGCTGGGTAAGCCACTCAAAGTTGCCACGGGATTCTCTAGCCCAGATCGCAGATGGGTGATTGTAGTGAGTCTTTTTGTATGGAGCTTCAAGACCTTGCATCCAAAATGTCGTGCAGAGAAGTTGATTGCATTCAAGAATCATCTTGACACAGTGTTTGTCACAATGCTGGCGAGCGGCGATTTCTGGATCTTTGTCTAAACAGAATATATTCATAACTCCGCGAGTATATTGCATGACTACTCAGCGTCAAGAGTTTTTGACCTATTTTTTAGCAGGGGTTCTAGATCGTATTCGTAACAGTTCACGCCAAGCATCACATAGTCCCACATTGTGCTTTCTAATCTGCCAGAAGGCTCAATTTGTTGAACTAAATCGTCAAAAACCTTTCGTTTTTCTAGGTCTATCTCCGCTATGGATGCTTTAGCTTTCTTAATCAAATCCAATTCTTCTTCAAGGGTCATATTTTTATTTTAATTAAATACTCAAAAATGTCAAGAATTAAGTGTAATCATAGGTATGAAGAGGCTTTCTTCCGTAAATATTCTCAGCAAGAAGATTAAAATTATTTACGAAGAAATGGAGGATTGGGGGGAATGTTTGATGGACGATAAGGTAATTAAATTGAATAAAAAATGCCTAACAGATCCAGAGCAGCACTGGTGGACCTTGGTTCATGAAGTAACTCATATGATTTTCGAGATGACAGGTCTAGCCTTCATGGAAGCAAATGATGAAGAAGCTTATGTAAGGTGTGTTGAGAACCTTGTGATTCCTTGGGTTCTTGAAAATACTGACTTAAAAAAAGTGAAAAAATAAGACATTTTAGGTGTAACAATTAATATGCCTTTACCAACGCCTAAAAACGGAGAAAAAAGATCTAAATTTATGAGCCGCTGTATGGTTGATATTGCAGCCAAGGACGAGTTCAAAGATATCAAGCAAAGGATTGCTGTTTGCTCTTCGCAATTCCAAGATGCTGAAAGTAAAGCTTCCGCAGTTCTTGGGGACGAAGATAAGATTTTGTTTTTCTCTAACGCAGCACCTAGTGTAATGCAGCACTACTTTGAAACAAAAGAAGAAGCTCTAAAGGATGCTAAGAAGTTGGGTCTTAAGGGTATCCACCCTCACAAAACAAAAGATGGTAAGACTTTATATATGGCTGGGCCAGATCATAAAACGTTCATGAAGCGTCATGATGAGATCTTAAAGGAGAAAGAGAAGTCTGATAGTAGCTTGTGGGAAAACATCAGAAAAAAGAAAGAGCGAATCAAAAGCGGCTCTGGTGAGAAAATGAGGAAGAAAGGCGACAAAGGTGCGCCCACCCCAGACCAAATTAAAAAAGCTAAAGGAGAATAAGAAATGCCACGATTAACTCAATCAGAAATACATTCAGACTTCTCTTTTGTATCAGGAACTTGGACTGGCTACAGAGCGCAGGTCACTGGGTTTTACAATGACTATACTGATAGCGAACTGAATGACCACATCACCAGAGAATTCAATAAGAAGATCAGAGACTTAAGTCAGCATGAATCTCTGTACATCTCCCCTTACGATGCTGGTTTGCGTTACACTGGGGACGGTTCAGTTTTTAACGGTTAAAAAGCTTGTCTTTTCAAAGTTTTGAAGATGTCATACAGGCATTGATCGCGCTTGCTCGCTTCCCTCACTTTATTCTTAATCTCAAATGAGTGTGAGGTGTGAGCTATATCACGCTTAATTACCCAACCGTCCTCAATAAAGTAGTCTGAATCCCAATCAAATACCTCTGAAATATAATCAAGAGCAATCAAGTGTCTTTGGCCTTGGGAAATCTCAATTTCTACTTCCTGCTTACCTGTAATCTTCATGTGTATGTATTACACTATTTACCCTCGGATTGTCAAGAGAATATTTCCCCTTGGTAAAAAGATTTTTATACAAAAAGCCCCTCACCCCGAATATTCAGAGTGAGGGAACTTAAGGTTTATAATATACTAAAAGTATTACTTGTCTTCAGATTTATCCTTATCTTTTCCAACGTTTACAGCCAGAAAATCAATAACGGAGTAGATCTTAGATAACCAAGAACCTTTTTGTGGGGTTGGGGATGCGGCGGCAATGATTGATGCTGCTGCAATAATAGCAGTAACCCAACTAAACCAAGCTTCGTCCTCAACAAGAGAAATAATAGCGTCCATATATTATATTACACATAAAACCGCCAAAAATCAAATTTTTCCTTGGCCTCTATAAGGTTTTTTGTAATTTGTAGACGTTTTAGTGGTGGATGTCTTGCTTTTGGCGTGAATACCTTTCCTCTTAATCTTCTTTTTTTTCTCAAAAACTGCTGCTTTTCTCATTTTAAATGTTTTTTAATTATCTTTAACAAATTGCCCGTCTACCATATTACCAGTGCGACCTTTAATTACATCATAAGCTGCATTTAAACAGTCTGTAGTGTCCAGATCCACCATCTTAGCGAGTAAAACAATAGTAACTAACATATCTCCAATACCATCTTTAACTTCTGCAAGAATATCCTCTTTATTTGAAGTAGGCATTCCAAGAGCTTCCATCAGATCACGCTGATAATCAAAATCATTTAGCTTTTTTAAAGCTGCTCTTGTTTCATCAAGCTCTTCTTGCGTCTTGTCTAGTTGGCGAAGTGCGGTAGAAGAATCTAAAATTCCTTTGCTTTCTCCCCACTCAATCACTAATTTAGTTAGTTCTTCGTATTTCATAGATTCTTGTCGTTTTAGCATGTTGTATACAGCTTTCTCAAAAGGTCTCATAAGTTGATTGTTTTTGGAGCCATCTCTTGCAGCTCTTCACAAATGCGAATGATTTCACTTCCGCTCATACCCTTGGATAGTTTTTTTAGTTTACTCATCTCCTTGTAGAATAGTTCATAATCTCTATCTTGGTAGATGTATTCTTGCTGGTCTCCATCATGACGGAGAATAAAATCAGAATATGTTTCATAAAGTGTTGGATCGATACACTTCTCAATTGGATCATAAGAAGCTTTACCCACAACATAATTAAATATGTCGGATTTGTTGACTGAGATATTTACGATTTCTTGACTCATATTTAACGTAACAGCCCAACCATAACGATCTATGGTAGGGCTGTCAATGTTTTTTAAAAAAGAATTTGCTAAGATTGGTTCTTTATTGCTCTTCTTCGGGTGGGGTAATTTGAGTTTTTACCTGTTCGGTAATTTTATTCGCTAGAAAAGATCCAGCTTCAGCGACCTGAAGACCTTGAGCTTTGATTGCAACATCAATAAGTTGTAAAAGCACGTTGGTTTCGTTTTCCTGTAGAGAAATTTTAATTTCGTTCATTGTTATTTAATAATATAAATACCAACAAAATTTTCAACGGTTTTTTTTAAACATCTGGTGAGCCAGTCGGCTCCGGGGGTAATGGATCAACAGGTTCTGGAGTTAGTGTAACAATATCATCACTAATGGTGAATTCTCTATTTGCGCCTACCCTTGCTCTTTTGACGATATCGGTATGGTTCTCAGCTAGAGAATTTAAATCGACAGCATAGCCACTATGATTAGCGAATAAATCATTAAGAGAGTTATCATCATGTAATTGCTGTAATACCGCTTCTAAACGATCATCAGGAAAAGCCCAAAACTCTTTATGAGCTTGATTCAAGCGATCAATAGCTATCCCCACTGCTTCTTCGCTTTTATCTATACCTGCTTGAATAGAGTTAAGATCTGATTGTAATTGATTTTTATTGTTAATATTCATTTTTTAATTATTCTGCGTAAAAGTTTGCCCCAATAAAGACACATTTAGCTGATGCGCCTGAGACATAACCGCTATCATTTGTAGCGACTTGAATGGAGGTGTAGGTACTCATTCCCCCAGCTGTAGCTGTTGGCCCCCCAGTTGTTGTTGCTGTTGTGTAACTTGTAGATCCATACAAAGCTGTATAAGCTGTAATGTTACCAGCTCCATCACTATAAACCGCGATAGTGCGAGGATCGGTAGTATATGTGATACCAGTGCTTGTAAAAGTAGAAGCGGTTAATGATGTCCCGTTATGCCCGAATACTCTCCACTCATATGTGCTGCCAGAACCTCGCCTAAATTCAACACCAAAGCCATGATTCGAAAGAGGGTCTTCGTCAGCATATGGTGTGCTACTAACGCTAGAGGGCGATCCAACCAATAATCTTACTATAGAAGAGTTTTGACCGTTTGCAAAAAATGCAAGCTTAATAGATGCGCCGATTGCGCGACTATAATCAGGACCAGCACCAGAATAGCCTCCATAATCATTATATGTATTCCTGATAAGAGTCATCATCGCTCTACGACTAGCCGCCGCACCAGTTGAGAGTGAACCGGGGGCCACACCATCGCTTCTAGCTGCGGCAGCTCCAGAGTCTTTAGAGAAACCGGGTAAGCCATTAAATGACCACATTCTTCCCACATGGAGCCAACTCTTTACTTCGGCTTCGGTATTTCCACCAGTAGTTATGACTCCAGCCGCATTAACATTTGCATCGAAGGTTGCGTCTCCAACAGCCTGAAACGTCCCATTAACATCTAGTTGGTGAGACGGACTCGCTGTATTTATACCTACCTTATTGGACTGTGACGTACCACCCGAATTAACTCCGAACAAGATATCGTACCCCGATCCACCTGAGTTATATATTCTTAAATCATTACCAGCGTGGTTGAAATTCCATAGGTTGGCTACATCACTGCGACCAAGCTGCAATGAAACATCATTACCATTTGTTGATTCAAATTTTGCAGTCCCTTGATATACATGCAATTTCTGCCCCGGGCTACTTGTATTTATACCAACAGAACCAGTAAAAGACGCATCACCAGCCCCAGTAATAGTGAATCTTTTTGTATTATTTGTTCCTAGAGATAAGCTATCATTAAATTCATTAATAAATTCTAATGCATTAGTGTCGTTTTCATATCCCATTCTGCCGACTACTAGTGCGCCATCTTGTTTTAAGACGATACGAGCATTATCTGTTTCAGTTGCATTATCGGTATCCGCTTCAATAGTCAATACCGCTGGTCCTGTTGATGCTAAATGAAGTAGAGAATCAGGAGCAGTTGCTCCTACACCTACTTTACCGTCTTGCAAAATAGAAAGAGCTTCAATTTGAGAACCAGCAGTTGAATTATCAGCAAAAACTGCTAAAGAATTATTAGCCCCTGATCCTGAACCCTTGTATCTTAGAGAGAATCCGTAATTAGAAGAGTCACTCTCTCCCCTGTTGTCTGTCCCGCCATTTCCATCGACCCTCAAAAGATTTACATCATTAGAGCCTCCACCAGCTCCTATTCTTATAGCGGTTCCATTATTAGCTTGAACCATTCTGATTGTGTTATCGGCGCTACCTGTATCACCTCCTATATCTAAGAGATAGTCTGGACTTGTTGTTGTTATTCCAACTCTGCCATTAGAATTAACTGTTAAAATTTTAGTATCGTTAGTAGAAGCTACTTGTAATGCTCTAGTTGCAGATGAGGTTGATCCAGCTCTAATAAGCACTCCATCACCATCAGCATTGGTATTATATATTCTTGCTATTAATCCTGTCCCACTATTCTCTAAGGCAAAAGGATAAGCTGGACTTATTGTGCCTATACCAAATTTTCCATCTTCAGTTAAAGTAAATTGATTTACTGTTGTGCTTGTTGAATTATTTCTAACTACATATTTACCTCCAGAGTAGCTATGTAGTAAAAATTTACTGTCATCTGTATCTTCGAGCCTTAATTGAGAATGATTGTCTGCTATGTGTAATTTGGATGCTGGACTCGTTACTCCTATACCAACGTCACCACCAGAAGTTATACGAAATCTTTCTACTGTACCTGTTGAATCGTAAATACGAAAAGCGTCTGTTGCTCCATCAATTTGTAAATCATATGTACGTGCATCATTCGTTAATCTTAAGGTTGGGTATGAGTTACTGCCTGTGGATTCAATCTTTGCCTTTAGAGTTGTAGCGCTACCTTTTACATGAAATAATTCATCTGGACTTGTTGTTCCTATACCAACCCTGTTATTAGACGAATCAACAAAAAGTGTATCAGTATCAATGGTGAGCGCGGAACCTGTAATGGCTCCAGCGGTAATGTTCCTGCTTGAAGTGTTACCCTGAGCCAGAACCTCGTCTAGAGTTTGATCGTCAGTTTCAGTAGAAATAGGCGTGAAACCTAGTGCGCCCGTAATCTGACCTGACGCAAGCGTCAGAGCGGCTTGGTGTTGCGTGACGTTAGACTCAGAAATTCTAGCGTTAGCGAAAGTGCCACTGTTTATCTTCGAAGTTGCGAGGTTAGGAATTGTT